GTTATAAGAACACACACAAGTGATAGAGCAGAACAAAACGCAAGATACGAACACGGCAGAACTGACGCTGGATCTTGGACAAGCGGAGAAACCCTCGATTTCACTGAGGATTTGAGTCCTCTTCAAGAAGGTAGATTAAATTTTGAAACCAACGCCGAAAGACAACTCCTCAGTAACCCAGATTTTAGGAACCCTGATAAAGCCTACGATGTTGAAGAGGTTATAAAAAGCACCAAAGCCAAGTCCCCAGGACCAATACGCACCACAGTAGAAAGTCAATTAAACGAATGGATTTCGCCTGAGCTCCGTGGTAAAAAAGCAACAATACAAGAAATACTGGACAATATAGGCAAAAATAAGCCTACCCTAAGACAAAACTTTCTAGAAGATTCAAGAATAGACGATCCCGACTGGCCCGACGAATCTGCTTACTCAGATCTGATGCCCAACATACCCGAACACCCGAGCCCGGCCAACTGGGAACAGGCAATGTCACAAGTGCATCCTAATCGCTATTTAGAATCTAGTTGGTCCTATAATCCTTCCGACGAAGTTCTAAAATCTTGGGGGAGGCCAACACTATTGAATGACCCAGGACACAGAGAAGTTGGCACAGGTTCCAGTCTCCGGACCAGACCCGACGGGTCTTTGCAACAAGGCCCGTTTGACGAAAATATCGAACTGGACCATATTCGAAATGTACCTAATCGTATATTTACTACTCGTGGAGCTATGTATGACATAAACGATCAAAGAGTTTATATTGCCGGTGAAGGACAATCCGGTATTTATGAGATGGGGACGTCCCCAAATGCCGCAAAACTAGATATCGAGAGTCATGTTGGTATGTTTCCTCCTAATATCACAAGAGGAATGCTCGAAAGAACAGTGCCAGATCCCTATGATCCGAGTCAATTGGGGGATCCTATGTTTATGGAAAATATAGAATCTTTTCTTACATCGGCGTCAGAGTACGACGCAGTCACAGGACTCCAGAATCCCGACGAACTGGGGTTGCAACTCTTCTTACATGATCAGGCGTGGTCACGTGGTACAACTCACTGGCCAAGTTACGATGAATTCACAGAAGTACTCAATAAGTCAGGGCATACTATAGAAGATTGGAAAAATCTTGCTCGAGAACAACAGCAAGACTTCCAACGTAGAATGAAAGAGATCCAAACTCGCTTTAACCTTGATGAGTCACCTACCAGTTTACCTACCATTGCGGAGCCAGGGAGTCCTATTTCTTCTAGGGTATATAATGCTGTACGACTCGCAAGAGCAGATAATCTACAAAAATATTCTCCAAAATTTTCTCGAATGGTTGTAGGAAGGACAGTCGATGAGGTACCTCCCGCTCCTCTTTTTAAAGAATGGTTCCCCCTCTATATGAAAACATCCCTGAACGAAGCCGTAGAACAAGGCGCAGATACGGTTCGTTTTCCTATGAATGATTACGCCATAACAAACCAAACCGGCGCAAGGGTCAGACCAGTTAGAGCACGAGACTACGAAGAGCCAATCCCGGAGTACCCCGATACTTCAAATTGGGGGGAAGGTTATGAAACAAATTATGACCCCGGACGGGCAGCTCAAGCACTCGCCCCAATATATAAGAAACGTATTGAAGACGGCTTAAAGCGTATAGAAGCCGAATACGGCATCGAACTTAAGACCGAACAAGTAACCGACGGAAATAGGAATGAGTTTTTAGAAATAGTGTTAACACCAGAACTTAAAGAAATATTTAAAACAGTTGTATTTAAGGACGGTGGGGCTGTGTACAAAAAACCTTTAATGAATCTTAAGTATTGATTTTAGGAAAATCTAGTGTCCGAAGTAAATAAAATTACAGAAAATTTAGCCAAGCATAATATTAGAATAGTTGATTATGATGAAGACGAAAATTCCATAAAGAATTTTTTACTGAAGATGAGAGGAACCCACCCTAGAGGACACATCGGACCCAGTAGTTGGTGGAATCCTTCAGGCGAATTAACTATTTATGTTCCTAAGGCTGCTAGAGAAACACCTGAAGCGTTTAAGGAATTTATAACTGAAGAAGTAAAACACATAGATCAACTAAGAGAAACCCCTTTTTCAACAGCTTTATCAGGTGCTTATGAAACATTAAAAGAAAAAACCAGTACCATTCCTAGTAGGTTATGGAGTCATGTCCCTGAGTTTGTTTCTGAAGAAGAAAATAAAAAGTATTTAGACGAACTTTATGATGTTGGTATGAGCGGGGGGGACTTAGATCAAATAGAAAGCCCATATTGGAAACAGAGGAGTGGTATAGGACAAGTTCTTAAAGATCTACACTATGACCGATATAGAGACCCTGAATCAGTGGAAGGCATACACTTAAACAAAGAAAGATACGAACCCGTATTAGAAAAATACGGGTTTACACAGGAGTATAATATGGGTGGCCAATTAATGCCTCTTCGGTATTAGGACTAATGTATGACGACTCGTTCTGAACTAGAACAATTACCCGAAGACGTATTAAAAGAACACCTAGAGCTCTCCGAAAGGTTAGCTGAGATTGAACGGGTAGAGACCTGTCAAAATAATTTTCTAGACTTCGTTAAGAGCCAATGGCCTAGTTTTATACAAGGTGCTCACCACAAAACCATGGCCGAGGCTTTTGATCGTATTGCTACTGGCAAGATAAAGCGATTAATCATTAATATGCCGCCACGGCACACGAAGTCTGAATTTGCGTCTCATATGTTTCCTGCATATCTCGTGGGCCGTAATCCGTCGCTCAAGATCTTACAAGCAACCCATACCGCAGATTTGGCGGTGAAGTTTGGTCGTAAGATTCGAGATTTGATGCTAATGGAGGATTTTAAGAAGATATTTGATTCCGTAACCATTAATCCAGACAGTAAGGCAGCGGGAAAATGGGAAACCCAAGACACGAATAATCCTAAGTTAAAGGGGGAGTATTATGCTGCGGGAGTGGGGGGTGCTTTGGCGGGTCGTGGTGCGGATTTGTTTATTATTGATGACCCTCATTCAGAACAAGACGCCTTGAACCCCAAGTCCATGGAAGATGTTTATGAGTGGTACACTAGTGGCCCCCGCCAAAGGTTACAGCCGGGAGGAGCTATAGTCATAGTCATGACTCGGTGGAACGTCAATGATTTAACAGGTAGATTACTGAAAGACGCGGCACGAGATCCTAAAGCAGACCAGTGGGAGTTAATCGAACTTCCCGCAATAATGCCCAGCGGTAAAGCACTGTGGCCAGAATATTGGTCAATTGAAGAATTAGAAAGTGTTCAGGCAAGTTTAAGAGGCGGTCCAAAGTGGCACGCCCAATACATGCAAAATCCGACCTCCGAGGAAGGGGCATTAATTAAGCGGGAGTGGTGGATGGAATGGCCAAATAGTAAGCCTCCTAAATGCGACTATATTATCCAAAGTTATGACACAGCATTTTTAAAATCAGAGATGGCAGACTATTCAGCAATAACCACATGGGGAGTATTTTATCCAGAAGGACGTTTAGGTGGAGACGAAATATATAATGGTGATGCTCCTCATATTATTTTAATAGACGTGGTTAAGGGTCGATATAATTTCCCGGAACTTAAAGGTCAAGCCTTTAAACAATATGAACACCATAAACCTGATATAGTGATTATTGAGGGTAAAGCATCGGGTATGCCGCTTACTCAGGAGTTGCGTAATGTAGGGATTCCTGTTCAGAACTTCACACCATCAAAAGGCAGCGACAAAGTAGCCAGAGTTAATAGTTGTGCTCCGTTATTTGAATCTGGGATGGTTTGGTACCCTGATACAAACTGGGCACACGATGTAATTGAAGAATGTGCAGCGTTCCCCGCCGGAGACCATGATGATTTAGTGGATTCCACTACCCAAGCTCTCATGAGATTCAGGCAAGGTGGATTTATTAAGTTACCCAGTGATTATGAAGAAGAAGTATTATACAAAAAGAAAATAAGCTATTATTGAACTTATAACGGTAACGTAAACTATGGCGATAGAAGTCCAAAGATATCCGAATAAAGGAACTTCTCCTTTTCTCAAGCAACCAGATGATGAGGAAGAGTTAACTATACAAGTTCCTGAAGAAGATCCTACGGCTAACGGGGTAGAATTTCAAGTTGGCCCAGATGGAGAAATGGTTGCTCTAGACGATACAGTACAAACACAAGAAAACGAGCACACCACAAATCTAACCGAAGTTCTAGAGCCAAACGTCCTACAAGAAATTTCTTCTGAATTAACCTCAGCCTACGAAGAAGATAAAACGTCTCGTGAAGATTGGTTAGATGCCTTTAGTAAGGGGTTAGATCTCCTCGGCATTAAAACAGAAGACCGAGATATGCCGTTTCCGGGGGCGAGTGGAGTAACTCACCCGCTACTTGCGGAAGCCGCAACACAATTTCAAGCTCAAGCCTATAAAGAACTCCTCCCAGCTAATGGTCCAGTCGCTACTAATATAGTGGGCGCAGAATCTCCTGAAACGATGGCACAATGTCAGCGTGTAAAGGAGTATATGAACTACCAAATCACCGAAGTGATGGAAGAATATGATCCAGATATGGATAGTTTGCTTTTCTATCTACCTTTGGCGGGAAGTGCATTTAAAAAAGTATTTTTTGACTCATTATTGGGCCGTGCGACGTCTGCTTTTGTAAAAGCGGAGGATTTAGTAGTCAGTTATGACACAACTAATCTAGAAACCAGCCCAAGAATCTCTCACACTATCAATATGACCGGTAATGACGTCCGCAAAATGCAACTAAGCGGAGCGTATAGGGATATTGAGATTGGTAATCCGGGAGAAATGACCTTAGATGAGGCAAAAGATAAGATAGATGAGCTTCAGGGGTTGTCCAAACCGACCAATGATTCCGATGAATACACTTTATTAGAAATTCATGTGAATCTAGAGCTAGACGGCGTTGATGAATATGACTTTGCGGTGCCTTATATCGTCACAATCCTTGAAGATAATGGCGAAATTCTCTCAATTAGGCGAAATTGGCAACAAGGTGACGAATTATTCCGAAAAAAAGAGTATTTTGTACACTATAAGTTCCTTCCGGGGCTTGGATTTTACGGATTTGGCCTGATTCACATGATTGGAGGACTTACAAAGTCCGCAACGTCCGTTTTAAGGCAATTAATTGACGCAGGGACGCTAAGTAACCTCCCCGCAGGCTTTAAAGCACGTGGAATGCGGGTTCAAGGGGAAGATGAGCCCTTAAGACCCGGAGAATTCAGGGATATAGACGTTCCAGGCGGCACAATTCGTGATGCATTGATGCCACTACCCTATAAAGAGCCTAGCGCGGTACTTAGTCAATTATTAGGTGTTCTTATTGATTCTGGTAGACGATTTGCCTCTATTGCAGACATGCAAGTTGGAGATATTGGCAGTCAACAGCTGCCCGTAGGCACAACAGTGGCTATGTTAGAGCGTGGCACAAAAGTAATGTCCGCTATACATAAACGTCTTCATTTTGCTCAAAAGAAGGAATTTAGACTCCTAGCTAGTGTCTTTTCTCGATCACTCCCCCCAATTTACCCATACGCAGTGGCCGGTGGAAATCAAGAAATAAAACAAGCAGATTTTGATGATCGGGTAGATATTATACCAGTCAGTGATCCTAACATATTTAGTATGGCGCAACGGGTAATGTTAGCGCAACAAGAACTACAAATGGCCCAAGCTGCTCCAGATATACATAATTTGCGAGAAGCCTATAAAAGAATGTACGAGGCATTAGAAGTTAAGAATATAGAACTAATTTTACCGCCTCCACCAGAAGTTCCCCCTCGAGACCCGATAAGTGAACAACAGGCCGCAATGATGGGGCAACCTATTAAGGCATTTGAGTTTCAAAATCATGATGCTTATATAGCGGCACATGGTGCATTTTTACAAAATCCAATGATGCAGCAAAATCCCGTGGCGCTACAGTCAATACAGGCCAATGTACAAGAACATACAGCTATGGTCTATAAGCAGCAGATAGAACAAGCTCTTGGACAACAACTACCGCCGCTTGATCAAATACAAAGAATGCCAGAAGAGCAAGCTCAGCAACTCATGAATGAAATTGCTCTAGCTGCCGCTAATGCCGCTCAGCAGGTTACAGGTCAGCAACAAGCTCTTATCGAAGCTCAGCAAAATGCTCAAATGGATCCGATTGTAGAACTTAAGAAGGAAGAGATAGCACAAAGAGCTCAAGGTGATGCTTTACGGGCAAGGGTTGATCAAGCTAAGATAGAATCCCAAGAAGCAATTGCAGAAATGAAGGTTGCTCAAGATAGAGAAGAAGCCTTGTTGAAAGCACAAGGTGATATCAGTAAAACGTATGGTCAGATATTGAAAGATGTAAGATCATCTGATACAGAGACGAAAGGTGATTAAATGAAAAATACGACTAAGTACAAAAAGGTGAGTTTTCCCGCTCCTAGAAAGATTGATCTTGGTAAGCCGGTTAAAGGCACTACTGTTTTAAACTCTACCAGCAAGAGTGTTTTTGGTCAAGGGCAAAAGACAGTTCAGGGCAAGGGCGCAGCAACCAAGGGCACAAAATTTAATTCAAGCCCTAGTGGAGCAAGGTAAAATGCCAGGAATGAATGAAAGAAAAAGATGGGTGAGGGGAGAAAGCACTACTTCTCGTGGAGACTATGCTGGCGGCGGCAAGGTTAAAAAATATGGCGGCGGCGGCAAGGTTAAAAAATATGGCGGCGGC